AGATCGTTGGAACATTGACATTCCAACAGATGGTTCATTCACTGGCGATTTTGTCTTCCCTGCTATTCTCTTCAAGCATCTCTCTTCAACGAACGTCTATGATTGTTCATTTGTGAAAGCGATGGGCAGAGATACAAAGTTCCTAATCGTCTCGAATGAAACACTGAGAACCACGTGTGTTGTTATCGCTGAAAAGTTCGATATCAACAAAAAATAAGATAGGTAACAATTTATAAGATGAATGAGGGTGTGCAAGACCTGTGCATCCTCATTCATCTGTATTTTTCGAAAGCTTTATGCGATACATCCTCGACAAACTAATAATAATCCTCACGATAATACGATACAAACTCTGGCGATTTCCAATAAACGATGATGGAATAATCGATTCAGTCGTACTTGATAACCACGAAACACTCACTATAAACGGTTGGAAGCCACTTTCTTCAGTACACCTAAAAGCTGTCCATGATATATTCGAGGTCGGTGCAGGTGAATACTCAGTGAGTGGATCAGTGAACCACCTCGTCTATTCATCATCGAAGAGTGCACTTAAAAGCTATCAACCCACAAAAGTTCGAGATCTCTCTTTAGGTGATATCTTAATGACGATGGATGGTGCTCGCAAAGTCTCATCTATCAAAAAATCTCATCAGCAGATTGTGTTCGATTTATCTGTCGTGGATGAGACTTTGTCGTATTTCTCGGACGGCATACTTTCTCACAATTCTGTAATGAGTGGTATTTTCATTGCGTGGTACATCTTGACTAACTACGACAAGACCGTTCTTTGTACTAGTGCTAATGCAGATAAGGTCGATGAGCTTGTTGACAAGATTAACTCGATCTTTATGCATCTTCCGTTCTATATGAAGCTCGGGATTGAAGTCGATAACGTATCGAAGAAGAAATGGGATAACGGTTGCAAACTGATCGGTGAAACTGCAACGGAGAACTCTGGTGCAGGTGAAACTGCAGACCTTCTTTATGCTGATGAGTTTGCACTTATTGAACCAAACATTATCAACGAGTTCTTCCGTGTAGTTTATCCAACACTTTCTGCAAGTAAGAAATCGAAGATGATAATCACGAGTACTGCAAGAGGTATGAACAAGTTCTATCAGCTCTATCAAGATGCACTTGATGGTAAGAACAACTTCAACCCAATAAGAATCGACTGGTGGGAGGTAGAAGGAAGAGATGAACAATGGAGACTTGATCAGATTGCTGACCTCGGTTCTGAAGCCGACTTCAACCAAGAATATGGTAACTCGTTCATGAGTGGATCAACACTTCTTCTCTCCACTGCTGTCCTCAAGAAACTCGGGAAGTATCAGAAGAAGTTCATAAATGGTGTGTTCTCAGAGGACGGTTCTTTATGATGAAAATTGTACAAGTTTTTAATTTATAAAAATTAAAAGATAGACGGACAAATGGTAGAAGATGTTCTCCTTGAATACGACCAGTACTTTTTCATACACCCCAACTTTGAACTTCAGTGGTTTAAAGATGAACGCAACGCATTCGTTCTATCAATAGACATTGCAGAAGGCAAGGGAGGTGACTACACGATCATCAACTTCTTCCAAGTCCTTCCGATGACACCTTTAGAAATTGAAGGTGTGAAGATCTTCAACGACGAAGAATCATTCTTCAAGCTGGTACAAGTCGCCATGTTTAGATCGAACATGGTAGAAACACCAGAATGTGCAAATTGGCTGTATCATTTCATAAACGGTTATATGATACAGGACAATTTGAAGATCGTTATCGAGAACAACTTTGAAGGGAACTACTTCCGAAACACACTAATGAACATTTATGGAGAGCAGAATGAACTCGACGAAGATGTCATATTCTGTAAGTTTCTCTATAATGCTCGAGATGACAATGCCCGAACTTTCAGAGTTGGGATTTATCAAACAGAACCCAGAAAGCAACATTCTTGTAAGATATTCTCTGATCAACTGAAGAATAATCAGCTTGTTCTTACTGAGTTTATGACGATTCAAGAAGCTATGACTTTTGCACGATCAGAGAAATCGTCTTCATATCGTGCAAGCTCTGGGCATGACGACTGTGTTATGACGTGTGTCAACGTTGTAAACATTCGAGATATCGAAGAATGGTCAGAACTCGTGGAGATTGTCAGTGAAAACTGCACAAACGAGTTTTGGAAACTGGTCGACAAGAAGCTTGGGAAACAAGCAGAAAGAACGGAAGAACTCGACATATCAGACTATTACGATTAAACATATGGACAAAACAACTACTATCAACAATGTCTCATCGAAGGCGAAGATAGAAGATGAACAGCAGGAGGAGGACATGCTCTTCATACCACAGTCGAAGACTGGTGGCAACATGTACAAAGAGAACTCTTGTGGGACTTCTTTCTCTGCCGATCAAGATTATCAAGATCAATTCCTTGATGACATTTATAACCCCGATGAATATAGAACAAGACAGAACTTCTGTGAAAAGTTTTATTCATCTTTGCAGTCGATCATCAACAAACATAAGCGATTCTCGTATGTACGATCGTTCGATATGAATCACGTGAGATGTGGAGACAACGTTTGCCACCTCGATAAAACATCACCATTTATGATAAACTTTGTACTTCATAATGGTGATGTTGTTGTATCTGACGATTCTTGTACTTTCTATCGTGAAGATAAGAGTCATCTTCGTCCATACGAAAAGTTGATGAACTCGTTCTTCAAGAATGATCGTTCTGATCTTTACGATGTCGTCTATAGGAAAATGGTCGATTTCGATTTCGATCATAAGCTTTATTTTTGCATCTATTGCGAATATTTCAAGATAACAGACCATGAAGCGTTTTTTGATTCTCTTCCAAAGTTCCATCAAGACAACATAGAACGAATGTATAGACGGAGACGATAAGAAAGAGGACAAAAAACAACACGGAGAAAATGATCAATTGTAAACAGATCAGAGACAAAATGTCGGTGTCTTATTTCGACGAAAACGGAAACATTGCGATATCTGACATAACAATAGACGATCGTGAAAAATACGTATGGACGAAGACAACCGAAGATGACAAGTTTCGAGACAAGACTTACGTGTCGCAAGACGGATTTCCTGTAAAAAAGGAACGTAAGTCCTATCTCGACAAATATCGAAAGATCGAGTTCTTGCTGTCTCTCCCAGAACGTTTACAAGCGAAGATTTTCTCAAACAATCAACCACGTAAGTTCTTCTGGGATATCGAAACGGAGGTGTTTGATGACTTCCCAGATGCAGGGAATCCTGTCGGGAGAATCTTCACGCATCAGTATTGTGATGAGTTCGGCAATGGTACTGTTATGGGTATCAAGCCACTTTCACAGACGCAGATCGAATCTATCGAACAGAAGATCAACGACTATCTTTCACAGATCACTGATAAAACGCTTCATCAGAGATATAAGTTCCGTTACATTTATTACCCCGATGAGTTCACGATGAACAAAGACTTCGTCGAGAATCACGCAACAAAGATGCCGTGTATTTTCGGATGGAACGTACTGAAGTTCGATACAAGATACCTCGTCAACAGATGCAAGAAGACGAACATTGATCCTACAATTCTCTCCCCGAAGAGGATGCTTTACTCGACGATTGCCAAAGATAAGTTCGACCATTCATCGAAAATTGAAATCGAACTTCCTCTTCATCGACCAATCATCGACTATATGCAAATCTTCGAATTCTTCGATAGATCAATCAAGCAGAAGTCATCAATGTCACTTGATTTCATCGCATCGGAGATCCTTGGTGTCAAGAAGATTCATCATTCCGAAACTCTGATGGAACTCTACGAGAAGGACTATGAACGTTACGTGCTTTATGGTATCATCGACACATTCCTTGTAGCGTTGATCGATAAGAAGTGTAGAACATTCGAATCAATGAGTGTTCTTGCAAACCTTCTACGTGTCGAAGTGGCGCAATCTATGTTCGTCAGCGTTGGGATCGAAACACTCTTGTGTGATTACTATTACAAGCATTACAACAAGGTGTTTGTAAAGGACTATGACAAGCAGATCCCCGAAGGTGAAACTTACAGCGCAGGATTCGTCCTACAACCAGGCATTGGTGTTTATGACGGCATTGTCATCTATGACTATGAATCACTGTTCCCTTCAATTATGCAAATGTTGAATGTTGGTGAAGATGTTTACCTCGGTCATACCGATGATCAAGGGAAAACTTACGTGGACAAACTCGGAGAAGAACACGAACTTGATGAATCGATGTGCTACTCATCAAGTGGTGCAGTTTATTCGAAAACGAGAGATTCCGCAATTCGAACGATGATTTCGAACATGTTCAACAAACGAGTAGAAGCAAAACACAAGGAAGCAGAAATCAAAGCAGATATTAATCACTTAAAGCAGATATTAAAAGATAACTTCGGACATTAAAAGATGGAAATAAAACTGTTAGGAAAGAAGATCCTCATAAAGCTCAATGAGGTCGAAAAGCAGATCGATGGCTTCGAACTGGTACAACATAACGATGTAGACCAAACAGCTGGTGTCGTCTCGAATGTTGGGATAGGTGTTACGGAAGTCAAAGTCGGTGATAAAGTGATCGTCAACAAGTTCTCTGGTATTGAGGTTCTTATCGAGGGTGATAAGTTCAAGGTAGTAGAGGAACACGAAATATTAATCATTGTAAGATAGACTGAATGAACGCTGTAGACATTAAAAGCGGATCAGAAGCAAGGGAACTGATCCTCATTGGTGCAAAGAAGATCCATGACGCTGTAGGATCTACTCTGGGACCTGGTGGTAGAAATGTCATCATCAAGCACAACACGTACGATGTGCCACAGGTCACTAAAGATGGTGTGACTGTAGCAAGAAAGATGAAGCTACAGAACTATTGGCACAATATCGGCTGTCAGCTTGTAAAGCAGGCATCAATGCGAACAGCGGTTGATGCAGGTGATGGAACAACTTCCTCTGTTGTGATGGCGTACACGATGATGAAGCTCATTGATGAACTTCTGAAGCAGAACCCAGAGATTGATGTTCATCGACTTCGTCACGAGATGGAGAAGATGAAAGATGTTCTCATTGAACGACTTCGGGAAATCGCCACACCAATCGTCGATATTCGTCAAGTGTTCGATATTGCAAAGATCTCGACGAACAACGATGAGAAACTTGCAGGACTTCTATCGGAGATCTACGGAAAAATCGGCAAAGATGGAATAATAGTTCTCGAACAATCTCAGCTCTCGAACATCACTTATTCGATCGAATCTGGATTCCGATTTGACGGTGGCTGGCAGTCTCACTATTTCGTAAAGGATAAGTCAAAGATGTCTTTTGAATCTGACGATTGTGCAATCTTCATCACAAATCACAAGATTCAAGACGGCAAGACGATGCTGAATGCACTTTCAAGGATCTACGGCACAGGTGTCCGTGATATTTTGATCATTGCGGAAAACATAGAAGGCGAAGCACTTTCCACCTTGATCGCCAATAATCAGAGTGGAAAGATGAACATTTGTCTTGTCAATCCTCCGTACTATGGTCAGAAGCGTGAAGAATACCTCACTGACCTCTCCATTTCGCTTGGTATGAAGCCACTTATGGTAGGAGATCAGTCCGTGTCACCTCTTTCGTTTACAGAAGAGTACTTCTCTTGCGGTCGAAGTGTCTTTGTGGATAAAAACACCACAACGATCAGAAATGACAAGGAAAGTGTATCGTCTGCAGTCGAAGAGCATATCTCAAATCTGAAGTCTCTTATGGATTCCGAAGATGAAGACAAGGAATGGATCGAGAAGAGAATAGCGACTTTAAGATCATCAGTTGCCGTTATTAAGGTTGGTGGGAACTCTGAATCTGAGGTTTATGAACACAAGGATCGACTTGAAGATGCGATCTGTGCTATTAGATCGGCATACAAGGACGGAATAGTTGCAGGTTGTGGTATCACGTACTTAAGACTTATCTCCTCTCTTGATCCTTCACTCGACACGTTCCACATCTTGAAATCTGGACTTGAATCCGTGTTCAAGAAGATTATGGACAACTCGTGCATATCAGAGGAAGAAGAATCATCAATCCTCTACTTTGTAAAGGAAGACGACGAATACGGTTACGATGCCAAGAAGCGTGAGAAATCGTACAATTCGATCCGAGATGGTATCATAGATTCTGCACGTGTTATAAAAAACTGTATCGAGAATTCGATATCAGTCGCTATCATGTTTATGATCTCTGACAACATCGTCATGGAAATCGATGAATCGATAATCTAAAGAAACCATGGTTTGTCCCAGATTCATAAGAAATTCGAAAACAGAACTTTTAAACAACATCATCAATCAGTCATTATTATGAGCAACGAAGTTTTTGATTTTGGTGGGATTTTCGACATGAAGTCCGATGACTTCAAGCAGAAGGAAACCACCCAATTCTCCAACCCAGACTTTTACTCTCCTCGAATCGACGACGAGAATGTAAAGGACAACATCTATCAGTCAAAGCTGAGATTCCTGCCAAATGTCAACGTCGCCCCTAACGGTGAACGAACGAACATCGTGGTAAAGCACGTCTACTATGTTCCCGATCCAGATAACCCTGGGCAGAAGTGCTACATCGATGCACCTTCCAACGAACCTAAGGCGAAGGATATCGCATCTGTAGCGTTCATGATGTTCGGCTACGACAAGAGTAAGATCTACAGGTCTGACGCTCCTGCAATTGTCAAGAAGAACGCAAAGCAGTTGAAGCGCAACACCTACCACTACTCTCTGGTGCAGATCATCAAAGATACTCAGCACCCAGAACTCGAAGGATCGGTAAAGATCTTCAGATACGGTGGTGTGATCTATGAAAAGATCATGCAACTCATCAATGGTAACCCAGCTCTTGGGATCAATCCAATCATCCCATTCGATCCCCTCAATGGCAAGGAATTCATCATGGTTCTTTCCAAGGGTCAGGATGATCAAGGTCGAGAGCTGAACACCTACATGCAGTCGAGATTCGTCGATGATCGTTCTGCAATCACGATTGATGGACGAGAAATGACC